ACCTTCAGTTTTAATTAAAGATTTAAACATTGCAGTTGGATTATCATATATGTGATTAGAAAATATCAGAGGAGTCCTAGCCTTTGAGCATTTGTATGTTATGCATCTCATCATACTTTTAAGTTCATTGCTTCTAGTTCCCATATCAACGGCATCTTTTCCTTTCATTGCATCTTCTAGTTCTTTTGTAGATGCCAAATTTCCTAAAGAATCTATACATATAATAAATTTTTCTTGAAGATTTTTTTCAATAACTGACATTAAAAATTTAACAATTTGATTCCTGCACATAGCTATTGATTCTACTGGATATACTTTAATTTTAGCTGGGTCGCATCCTAATCTTGAAGCCATATCTTTATCAAATGACATTTCTGAATCAAATACAACTGCAATCATTCCTTGTTTTTGAGCGTTTGCAAGTATTTTCATCATCATAAGTGTTTTGCCGCACATTGATGGGCCAGCAAATCCAACAATTCTTCCAAAAGGAATTCCTTTATATAACGATCCAGACATAATTGTATTTAAAGCCATTGATCCTGTATCTATCCATTTATCAACAACTGATAAAGAATTTTCCGATAACCAGGAAGCATCTTCGTTATCTTTATCCAAAGCAGTAAAAACATCTTTAATCTCGTCTGGAATAGTTAGATCTTTATTCTTTTTAGCCATAAATACTTTTCTCCTTATATCTTAATCCTTGTCCTTTTGGTGGAGGTGGTCTTCGAGTTTTTGGTTTTAAATTTATTCCACCTTTTGATTGTGTACCTTCTTCAAATTTAGTGTAAATACGTTGGTTCATATCTTCACCTTCCCTGATCAATTGATTTGGAGGTGGTATTGGTTTAGAGGGTATTTGATTAGTTTTAGATTTTGAAACTATCATATCTTTTAATATAATTATGTCATTTAACTCAGTATCATTAGTAATAGTAAGTTCTGAAAATTTTAATCGTATTTTTATATTTCCAAAAATAAGACTAGATAACGATATCCACAAAAATTTAAAAAATAAAATTATACGATGATCACTTATCGTTATATTTTGTTCGGTGTTATTTAATATTATTTTCATTTTAATTGTTTTAGATTTTTAAAGAAATCCCTCTCTGAAAGAAAGGGATTCTTCAACTATGTAGGTTAAACAAAGATTTATTTATCATCTTCGTCATTAAAAAGCTTAATTGTATTATCAGACTTTGTGACTGAATCTTGAAGATTTTTACCAGCCATACTGAAAATACTAGCATATTGAGCTTTTAATTTAAAATCAAAAACTACTTCTTCACCTGTTTCTACAATATTTTTCCTATTATATTTCCATACAATCTTTTGATCTTTATCAGCAAGAAATTCTCTAAAAAATACAGGAAATAACTGAAGAGCCATCTGGCCTGTTTGTGGATTAGGTTGCGTGTGAACCACTACAGGATTATAAACCCAAAGTGTTTCATCATTTGAATGTTCTGTGTCGATTTCAGCAAATATAGTTCGACCAATTGAATCCATAAATGTAATAATTTTGTCATTCTTTGTTTCTGTCATGTTGTTCTCCTTTATTTATTGTTATTATTTTCTTTCTAAAAGTCGCTTAATTGCTCATCATATTTATTCAAGATATTAAAAAGTTTAAACGTTAAATGATAAATTTTAATTCTTGATATCATGAACATTGAATATTAAAACATTATCAGTATCTTTATACAACGTTTAAGTAGTCTCCTGAACTCCTACAATTTACAATTAAGCGACTCAAATTTCTTTTGTTGTGTTATATTCATCAACTTCATCTTGAAGTTTTTCAATGGATTTTACAAGTTCTTCTATTAAAACTTTTTTATTTACATCTTTAATAGAAGCCTCATATTCAAATGCAACTACTTGTCTAAAATCATTTTTAATTGACAATCCTGTAGTTGTATCAACCGTCTTTAAAAATTCAATAAGACCTTTATATTCTGCTAATAAAAATATATTTTCATATATTCCGTTATTTGCTACCGAAATATCTCTTTTTAGTTTGGCTAAATCACTTACTTTTTTGAGTAGTTTAGCAAATGTTTCTTCAATATTATATTGTCTTGTGTTTTGTTTTAAAACAACATTATTATTTGTAATAATTTCTTTTAGTGTTTGAATTTCTGCAATTAGTGAATTTTTAGCTTTTAATGCTTTTGTTAACTTCATTGTTTCTCCTTATATAATTTTTAAGAACTTCTTTAATTTTTTTATACCTTTATCATCAAGTTTCAATATAGAATCATTAATTTTTTCTTTTTCTTCTTCATATTCTTTCCATTGTTTTAACACTTCTTTTCTATCTGGATGAACTTTAAGAAATCCTTTTTCAGATAATGGATATATCCATGATCCAGCATCTATTGGTTTCTCTATATATTCTCCAGTTTCTTCACATATATTACCAACAAAAGATTCACAATTAGAAATTAATTCTTGAATCATATTTGACCAAAGATGTATATCTTTTTTAGATAATCCACAAAAAACACGATATATATTATTAATAAAATCTGTTAATGTAAAATTAATTGTATTTATAATTTTATATTTAGATGGTTTAAATATAAGCGGACATCCAAAATGTATATTATTATAGAATCTACCACTTGCAAATTTTTCTTTAATTTGACTCCATGAAACTTTTATTCCGGTGGTTTTCTGAATTAAATCTAATTTATTACATAATTGGTCAAGATAATAATACCAACCTTTACCAATACAAAAACCCCAACACATACAAGTTTCACTCATTGAAAGTTTGCGTTGATTAAATTGATTAGGATATGTCTCACACATATATTTGTCGAATTCTTCTGGCTTCATTACTAAAAACTTTTTGAATTCTTTTGTTTTTTCAATTTCCATTGTGTAATACATAATATTATCCTTTTGTTTTATGTTATAATTATAGTTGATTTTTTGAAAAAGTTAACTTTTAAATTAACAATTTTAACATATCTATAGCAAATTCATTACTAGGATTTTTAATTTTCCATCCTATTGCATCGTAAAATCGTCCAATAGATTTAACGATTGTTTTATTAAACATTTTATCAATATCTATCTTTAAATCAAATTCTTGTGGATATTTATCATAAAATCCTATACTCTCTATATTATATTTATTAGGTAATACATATAAAAACTTCATTTTTTGACCAGATCTTATTTTTTCATATTTACTAGTTAATTCTAATCTATCTAACAAAAGATTATAATATAATGCAGATTTTACATGCATTGGTGTTCCTTTACCCATTTTAAAACCATCACTTAATTTTTTATATTTTCCTAAATTTTTTAACCCTTTTGATACTGCTATTTTTTCAATAGAAATATCTTTAAATGCATTATATGTTTCTTTAAAAATGTCATCGGTTTTCTCTGAATCTTTAGTTTTTATTAAAGTTTCGACTACTTTCTTAATAAGGGGTTTTATTGCCTTTGGTGTGTCGCTTTTGTTAATTTCGACACCAGTATATTTTATATAATCACACTCTATACCTTTATTATTAAGAATGTGTAATATGTAACGTTTTTTTACTAAGAATAACCCTGCACTACAAATTGCTTCACGTTTAAATAATAACCTACAATCTTTAGAGTTTAATACAACTTCACCCCATTTAATGATTTCTTGATTCAAATGTTTATCTATTTGTTCTGTTATTTTATGAACTTCTGGGTTTATTTTGTTTTCTAATAAAAACGGAATATTTAATTTATCTAATAAGGGTTTAAGATGCAACCCTAAACTATCTGTATCTTGAAATATAACAAAGTCCCCATCTAATTGATATGTATTTTTAATATAAAGGTTTACAATATTTTGACTTGTTTTAATACAGTCTTGTCCAGTTAATGTAATACTGGCTGCATTATCAATATCATAAAAGGGACTATGTTGATTTGCGAATGTACCGTATACAGAATTTAAAAATATTTTAATACTATATTCGAGATTGCTTGCATGTGTTATATTAGTTTCCAATCTTTTAAGTTTGTTTATTAATATCTCAGAATCTGGTTTTTTCTTTAATTCTTTTTTTAATCTTATCTCTTCAATTTTATCTTCATTTAATGTTTTTTGAATGTTTTTTCTTCTTTCATAAAGAGGATCTATTAATTCCGAAAATATACCTTTAAAAGATTGCATATAAAGAATATTTGATTTAGAAACCGCGATTTGTTTTGTTTTTATAAAAATTTCAAATTCCTTTTTAGTAAAATTAGATTCTTTTCCATTAATAAAAGAAACTTTTATATTATCATCGTCGGTTGATATTATTTTACCTGCTTTTGTTTCCGGTGAGATATTTAGAGTAATCATTGTATTTGGATATAGACTATTTAAGTCAAAAGTCACTATATCTTCATATAAACCTGTAATTGGTTTCTTTACAAATCCACCAGAAAATGTTTGAATGTTTTTATTAATAAAAGTTGGAATTATTTTACCTTTATTACGAGCTTTTGCTGCTACCGCTCCTGTTACTAATGCTATAGTTCCCATTGTGGACTCAAATGTAGACATTCCTAAATATGCTAACTCTCTCATAGTTTCTAAAAAATGTAATTTCTTATTGAGATCTATTATTAATTGAACGTCTTGAATATTATAATCAATAAATGTAGGCCAATCATTATCTGACAAATCAGTAAGATTGACAGCATTATATTCTAATTTACCAGCTCCTAATTCTTCTTCACCGATATAATTTAAACTATATGACGATTTTTGATTAGGAATAAATTTTTTATAAGCCAACATATAATCAATTAATGCTACGCCACTAATATACCATCGTGAAGTTATATCTCCAAAACGATTTACAATATTATCTTTAAATCTTATATGCCCAACTGGAGATAATCGACTTGCATAGTTTTCATCATGAAAAACAAGATTTATTCTGTTTATAATATACGGAATATCAAATGATTCTGAATTCCATCCTACAACCATATCAGGAAAATTTTTACGCCAATATTTTAAGAAATATGTAAGTAATTCTTGTTCGTTTTTACATTTAATATAAAAAACATTATCTTGTTTAGGTGTATAGTCTTTCTCTAATCCGAAAACAATAAATCGGTTATCTAAGGAATCAAAGATGTTTATAACATTAATTTGATCAGTAGCTTTTTTAATGTTTGGAAATTCTTTTGAATACGTTTCAATATCTATATAAAAGATTCTTAAAGGATTTTTTCCAAAATCTTCGTTTTCGTGTGTACTATAAAACTTATCGATAAGATATTGTTGTTCCGCATTGATATTATAAAATATTCTATTAATTCCAGCCGTTTTTACATATTCTTTTCTTTTCCAATCATTTTCAAATTCAATTTTTTTAAGTTTTGTATTATATATTGAAACACCATCTTTCCCATCTTGTTGTTCAATATAAAAATATGGTTTAAAGTGGTCTGTAACCGTAACTCGTTCACCTTTAGAATTCCAGGTGAATAAAGTAACTTTTTTGGAAAAATTTGAATATGTAATATTTCTATACATTTGGTTTAATTGAATTATCACAACCACTATGGAATTTTTTATTACTATCCCAGCACCCCATAACTTGTTCTCCCCACTTATAACCCTTACCACAGACGCAACATCTTTCAAACAAGTATCTCTTTATTTTTTGTAATGGATGAATTTGTAATGACCAATGATATATATGCCATTTTGGATGGTTATACCAAGGTCGAATTATTCTTAAATAACTTCTCAAACAAAGGAAAAATAATCTTTCCACATCTTCTTTATTTTCTGTAACTGCACAATGCCTTAAATTATCAACTGGATTAGTACCAACTTTTATCATTTCAACTAGGTGTTTTGGTTTGATGTCGTTTTTAAATAATCTCCATACAATAATTTGAAAGACTGCCAAAACAATTGATAGCGGATCTTGTTTAGATTTATAATTTGGAAACAACCCATATTCCCTACATTCAAATTCTGCTTCTTTTTTGACTTGTTCTTTCAAAGTTTTTGAAACTTTTGGGTAACTATATCCACAACTATCATCAGTTCCATCTGTTTCTGGATCGTTATGCCAAATTGTAATAAACGGGGTATGATATTTGGAATTTTTTTCTAGCAAATATTGTTTATCAGTCTGCCAAAATCTCTTGTACCAAGGATAATGAATTTCAAAGACCACTGTAGATGGATCGTGCATTTTATTTATCTTTCTTAAATGTTTTTTTGATCTGGATTATTTTTAATCAATTGTGGAGCTATTTTATTTCGTTCTTTACTACCCCATTTTGTAAAATAAACAGCATAATGTTCATCTAAATGTTCATCTAAGAAAGTAGCATCTGCATATGCTCTGGATTTTCTACATAATTTCATATATGCATTTTTATCTTTCATAACCGATTTAACCTGATCTACAAGTTCTGCACCTGTATTAAACTTAACAAACGCATTTTTATAGGTAATTAGATTTTGAGCAATACAAGGAATTCCTAAACATGCTGCTTCCAAAAATTTAATCTCACTTTTCGCACGATTAAAGGTATTATCTAACAATGGAGCAAATGTCATATTAGGTAATACATCACTTATCCTTTTTGGGTAATCCGGTAAAATAGCCCAATCAACATAAGTCATTTCGCCATTATCAATAAATGGTTTTGCTGGTAATGGAAATGCTCCACAAAACACCCAATGTATATCTTTTCGACTTTTAATAATATCAACTACAACATTCGAAAAGTCATCTTTTTGATTTGTTTTATTTTGAACATCTATATGTGTACCACTTCCAAAATATGCAACCTTTGGACGTTTTTTATGTTTATCATAATTTATATCAAGACGATTTTCATCATAATATCTATCAAACCATTGTCTTGGGGGATAATTAGGAATAACAGTTACACGTTTATTTCCTGTCTTATTAATATAATATTGTTTCATGTATTCACATGTTACTGATATTTCATCAGATACACTCATCATTTCTTTAATAGATTCTAAAATTTCTGGATTATCAAATGCGGTTTTGCAACGATTATAATCTGGAATATCTTCTTTAAATACAATATCATCTATTTCATAAATAATTTGTACGCCAGTTTTTTTACCAACTTCTTTTAAAAATTTAACAAATTGTAATTGATGAGGTGTGGCTTGTCTTTGTAATCTTACAGATTTTACTGTTTCATAAATTCTTGGATCGGTTAACATAACCGTTAAATCCATAATAATAGCTCGTTGTTTAAAATTTAATAACATTGCTGGAAATGCTTGTCTCCATGCTCCGCATCCACCATAATCAGCAAGATAATTGATAGCTCTTGGTAAATTAGTTCCAGGTAAAACTAATGGCGGTAAACTTCTATGTTGTGGCCTAACTCCAACAAAACTTGTTCGTGGAACACCCATTGGAAATCCAAGTGGTTTATATGGTATATCTAAAGATGCAGGGTAATAAAATTCATTATTTTTATTATTCATTAATTTCTCCTTTTATATATTATTATAGTGAATTTTTAAAAAATATTAACAAAATTATTTAATTGTGTAATCTTTTATGATAAATATTTAAGAAATGTGGTAATCTCAATGTGGTCTAAAACACAAAGAGAAACAAGTGGAATGTCTACTTGCTGTCCCACTAGAATACTTAATAAGGAATGTTAATATGAAACGTCTAACCACTGAAGAATTCATTAAGAAAGCCCAAGAAGTTCATGGTAATAAGTATAATTATGTGAATGTTAATTATATTAATAATAAAATAAAAGTAATTATTAGTTGTCCAAAACACGGGAATTTTTTACAGCAACCATATTGTCATATTGATAAGCAAGGTTGTCCAAAATGTAGACTTGAAAAATTAACTTATAATAATAAAAAATTTATTAAAAAAGCTCAAGAAGTTCATGATATTAATAAATATGATTATTCTAAAGTTAATTATATCAATACTAAAACAAAAATTATAATTCTTTGTTATAAACACGGAGAATTCTCGCAAAAACCAAGTATGCATCTTATGGGAAGAGGTTGTCCAATTTGTAAATCTTCTAAAGGTGAATTATTAATTATAAAAACATTAAAAAACTTAAATATATTATACGAAAGACAAAAAACCTTTAACGATCTTAAAAATCCTAAAACTAATTGGAAATTAAGATATGATTTCTTTATTCCGAAAGAAAATATGTTAATTGAATTTAATGGATTACAGCATTATAAATATACAAAATATTGGAATAAAAATTTTGAAACACAACAATATAAAGATAATTTAAAAAAAGAATATGCTATTAATAATGATTATAAATTCTTAGTTATTAAATATGGTGAAGATATCGAAAAAGTTTTAAAGACAAACATACGTTTTAAATAAACTTCCTTTCAGTAGTTATACCATTTCTTTTTTCGAGAAATATCATATTATCTATATCATTCTTAGTAAATTCTTTCTTGTGGGACATCAAGTAAATAGATTCATTGTATTTTTCTACACGTTCTTTCAATATACTTAAAACTAAATTACATCCTTTTTCGTCAAGAGCTGAGTCTAACACTTCATCGTACATAGATGTATTAAATGAAATGTTGCCTTGTAGTTGTTGTATATCAATAAATGTAAACAAACAAGCTATATCAATTCTCTTTCTCTCACCACTAGAAAAATTCCAATAAGAACATGTATATCCTCTTTCATTTAAAAACTTTTCTTCAAAATATTCATTGAACTGCATTATACACGGAGCTTCAAGTTTCTTTAAATATTGATTTAATGTTGTGTTTAATATCGTAAGCATTTTTTTAATGATAAATGCTTTTAATCCTTCTTCAGATACGATAAATTTTATGACATCCAAGTCTGCTAAAC